AACTGAAAAGAGAACTTTTCAGAATTAATATTACTGCTGAAACTGACGAAGATGATCTGTTAGGTCATTATACTTTAGTTGATGGTCAAACCATTTGGGAAGATGGTCCAGTTGTAAAAGCTATGGAGCGTGGTGCACTTCTTCTTTTAGATGAGATTGATTATGCAACTATGAAAATTGCTTGTTTACAACCTGTACTTGAAGGTAAGGGTGTTTACTTGAAAAAAGTAAATCGTTGGGTTGAACCTAGTCATGGTTTTAATGTTGTAGCAACTGCTAATACTAAAGGTAAAGGTAGTGAAGATGGCAGATTCATTGGTACAAATATTATGAATGAAGCTTTCCTTGAAAGATTTCCAATTACCATTGAACAAGAATATCCTTCTGTTGCGGTTGAAAAAAATATTGTTACAAAGCTCTTGGATTCGCTTGGATGTCCAGATCCAGACTTTGCAGCAAAACTTGTTTCATGGTCTGATATTATCCGCAAAACTTTTTATGATGGTGGCGTGGATGAAATTATTGCTACAAGACGCTTGGCTCATATTTGTAAAGCGTATTCTATCTTTGGTGATAGACTTCAAGCAATTGAATTGTGTATCAATAGGTTTGATGAAGAAACTAAAACTTCATTCAAAGATCTGTATACTAAAGTTGATGCAGATGTTAATGGAAAACCTGAAGAAGTGAAACAAGAAGAACCTGAATTGACAGAAGATTCTGATCTCACTCCATTCTAATAAATAGAGTGATGGGTATTCCCCATCACTTTTTTAATGCTCTCGTGAAAGTAAGCCTATGGATATAAAAATAAAAATTGAAGAGTTGCGTAAAAAGAAAATTTTTATTGCTACTCCAATGTATGGTGGACAATGTTCTGGTATGTACACTAGATCATGTATTGATTTGTCTAATATGGCAAACAAATATCAAATGGATATAAAATTCTTTTATATATTTAATGAATCATTAATAACAAGAGCAAGAAATTATCTTGTTGATGAATTTTTAAGAGCTGAAGATTATACTCATTTGATGTTTATAGATTCAGATATTTCATTTAGTCCACATGATGTTATCTCTTTGGCAGCAATATGTAATGATGATAAATATCCCATTGTTGCTGGCCCTTACCCTAAAAAAACTGTTGCATGGGAAAAAGTTAGAAATGCAGTAGATGCGGGATTGGCAGATGAAGATCCAATGATTCTTGATAAATTCTCTGGTGATTTTGTTTTTAATCCAGTTAAATTAAAAGATGGAAAAGTTGTATTGAATGAACCTGTTCAAGTTTTAGAAGCAGGAACAGGATTTATGATGATAGATAGATCTGTTTTTACAAAATATAAAGAAGCATATCCACAATTTCATTATAAACCAGATCATAATAGAACAGCACACTTTAAAGGTGATAGGTATATTCATGCATATTTTGATACAATTATTGATAATGATGATTGGATGGGTGAAGGTAATTCTATGGGATCTGATAGATATCTTTCAGAAGATTATATGTTTTGTCAATTATCTAGAAAAATAGGATTGGATGTTTGGTTATGTCCATGGATGTCTATTAGTCATGTTGGTCATTATGTTTTTGCTGGAACTATGCATGATCTTGGTAAATTACAATATGCCTCACATGGTATGGATACTAAAACAAGACCTATGAAAGATATTAGAAAAAAGCAATTGAAATCTAGAATTAAAAAATGAAATATAAGGAAAAAGAAATTATAGGTCTTTTAGAAGATTATATAAGTTCAACTTATTCTGCACATTATGTTAGTGAAAAAAATGCAGAAGATTTTCAAATACAAGATTTGTTTTCTCATATAGGAATTGCGGAAGAATTTTGTCGTGGTGCGGCATTAAAGTATCTTGTTAGATTTGGAAAAAAAGAAGGTAAGAATAAAAAGGATCTTTTTAAGACATTACATTATGTTGTGCTGATGTATTATTATGCGTTCATGCAAAGTGAAGAAAAAAACTTGACAAATCAAGAATTAAATGATAAAATAGTTGTTAAAGATATTAATAATCCATTTTAACAAAATCAATATAAGGAAATAATATGGAACTATCTAAAGAAACTCAAGACATCTTGAAAAACTTTTCAGAAATTAATCAATCTCTTGCTTTTAAACAAGGATCTGAAGTAAAGACAGTCTCACCTCAAAAAAATATTTTAGCAACTGCTAAAGTTAAAGAACATTTTCCACAAGATTTTGCTGTTTATGAATTGAATAAATTTTTGGGAACATTGGCTATGTTCAATAAACCAACATTTGAATTTAATGGTAATCATGTTAAAATGAGTGAAGGAAAGAAGAGGGTGAAATATATTTATGCTGATCCAAGTATGTTTGTTTCTCCACCTGAAAAAGCAATTGAGTTTCCTCAACCTGAAATTGAATTTGATTTAACACAAGCAGATTTGGATTCTTTATTAAGGGCATCAGCAGTTTTACATCTTCCAGAAATTGGAGTTGTTGGCAATGGATCTAAAATGGAACTTACTGTTATGGATGTTAATAATTCATCTACTGATGAAGTTGGAATTGAAGTTGGTGATACAGATAAAACATTTAAAGTTGTTTTTAAACATGAAAATCTAAAATTAATAAGAGATGATTATCATGTTCAAATTTCTTCAAGAGGAATATCACATTTTAAAGCAAAAGCAATTGATATTCAATATTGGATTGCAACAGAATCTTCTTCAAATTTTGGGTAATCATGGCAAAGCAAAAGAAAATTTATAATCTTCTTTTTACCAGAAAAAGTTCTAGTATGATAATGACTAGAACTTTTAAAACAAAAAAAGAAGCTAATGCGGAAGCAAAACTGATAAAAGAAAATCCAGCTTTAGAATTTGTAGAAATAACTGAAACAAAAGTAGGAGCATGAATCAAGATATACTTTGGGTAGAAAAATATAGACCACAAACAATTCAAGATTGTATTCTTCCAAATACAATTAAAGATTCTTTACAAGAATTTGTAGATAAAAACCATGTACCAAATCTTTTACTTTCTGGTGGAGCAGGTATTGGTAAGACTACATCTGCGGTTGCACTTTGTAAAGAAACTAATTCAGATTATATTATAATTAATGGTTCTGAAGAATCTGGTATTGATCTTTTGAGATCTAAATTAGATCAATATTGTTCTTCTGTATCTATGACAGGCGGAAGAAAGGTTGTTATTATAGACGAGGCTGATTATTTAAATCCTTCATCTACGCAACCTGCTATGCGTGGTTTTATTGAAAGGTTTTCTGCAAACTGTTCTTTTATTTTTACTTGTAATTTTAAAAATAGAATCATTGATCCAATTCATTCAAGATGTGCGGTTATTGATTATAAAATCGCTAAAAAAGATTCACCAGTAATTGCTTCTTCTTTCTTTAAAAGAATTTGTACTATTCTTGAGGGAGAAGGAGTAAAATATAATCAACAAGTTCTCATTGAATTAGTTAATAAATATTTTCCAGATTTTAGAAGGTGTTTAAATGAACTGCAAAGATATAGTGTTTCTGGTGAAATAGATTCTGGTATTCTAGCAAATATATCTGATCAATCTATTGAAGATTTGATGAATCTTCTTAAAGACAAAAAGTTCAATGATATGAGAAAGTGGGTTGCTGAAAATTTGGATAATGATTCCACGAAAATATTTAAAAAATTATATGAAGCGCTAAATACTAAAGTACAAGAAAATTCAATTCCACAAGTTGTTATAACACTTGCTGATTATCAATACAAGTCTGCATTTGTTGCAGATCAAGAACTTAACATGGTTGCATGTTTAACAGAGGTCATGGCTGATGCTAGCTTTAAGTAAAGAAGAAACAATAAGTATCTATAATGATTATGTTGGTTTCTATGATGAATTTGCTGACATAGAAGCGTACTATAGATATAAGAAGCGGAAGAGAATGGAAGAGTTACCAAGTTCTCTTTCGCTATTTGGGTTAGGTCCAGAGGGCGATTTATTTGACAACCCAGACCTAGCTCCTGAAGATATGGAATTTGAAATAATCCATACTTCAGATAAACCTGCCGAGGGAAAAATGTTGACAAAAGATTATACAACACTTTTGGAACTTACCGCATCATTCAACGCAGATAATTCCCCCGGCAGGTCTTCACGTTTTGGAATTAAAGAAAAGACAACTGGTAAGTATGTTGGTTTTATTAAATTGGGTTCTCCTGTTATTAATATCAAACCAAGAAATGTATTTTTCAATGTTAAACAAACTCCATTAAAACTTGCTAATAAACATTTTGTAAATGGATTTAATATTGTTCCTTCACAACCATTTGGATTTAATTGTCTTGGTGGAAAATTGATTGCTCTTATTTGTGTTTGTCATGAACTTAGAGAATATGTAAATAACAAATATGATCAAATGGAAGCATTGTTTTTTGAAACAACATCTTTGTATGGATCAATAAAAGGAACAAGTCAGTATGATGGTTTGAAACCTTACATCAGATATAAAGGTGATACTGATAGTAAATTACTTTTAAATTTATCAGATGAGATTTACAAAAAGATTCGTTTAAATCTTGAAGAAAGAAATGGTGGTCCACTTGTTCCAGATGATCAAGAGATACCTACAAGTAGAAAGTTTAGAACACAAGCAAAGATTCTTTCCATTCTCAAAGAAAATTTAAAAACTCATGATATGCAAAAATACAATGCTTTAATGGAAATCATAAAAGAAAAGATGGCTATCACTACACAGAAAAGATACTATGTTTCTGATTATGGTTTTGCTAATACAAAGGAATATATTTTTGGTGAGACTGATAAACTAGAAA